TCCGACCACGCTGTCGTACTGGTGCGCGGGTCGAATACCTTGATGCCTTTCACATCTGCCGTGATGGTCGGAACGCCACCCGGAAAGACATCCTGATCGTACTTCAGGCGGGTGTAGATGTACGCTGTGCCGCGCAATCTGTGATCTTCAGACCAGTTCGATACGCGATCCACTAGGGAAGTAATTGCAAGTTGAGCGTCTGTCCCGGTTTTGACCGTGGTTTCGACCAATCCGCTGAACTTGGAATCAGTGCTTAGAACATCATTCAGGTAGATATTCTCGACCGAGTTGATCTCACCTTCGCCCAGCACCGTGACGATGTGTAGGTATTCGTTGTCGGTTCCGCTGGCCTCGATGAATACATGATTGCCGCCGACCTGCCGCTCGCCATAGATCACATTGATGTTGGCGACAGAATTGCGGGAGTTGATGAGGAAGCCACGCTCGGAAAGCGGCGTTGAGAAATCAGGGAGTTCGGGTTCTTTACCGAACGCAGCCTGACCGAGACTGGAGCCGACCATCGAGCCGACAATTCCGCCGGCCATGACAAATGCGGTGGTTGCGTAATAGGAAGTCGCTGTCACCCATCCTGCACCGATGGCATAACCAGCGGCCATCTGCCCCAAGTATTGTCCGGCGAGTGCGCCTAAAACTGGGGCTGCTGCGGCCATTTAAAGTACCTCATCGGAATCGAGCCAAGCGGTATTTTTACCATCCCAAGACTTTCATGAACAGAGACGACATGAGGGCCAAGAACAATGTGTACCCGGTCAAAATGTTTGTCCTCCATGACCGCAAGATCGCCGACGCTCGCCTGCGTATGCGGGATCTCAATCCAGCCTTCCTCAACCAATCCATCGCACCAGCGTGGGAGGCTTTTGGCGACTTTGATCGCACCTTTTGCATCGTCATATTTGCCCCAGACTCGCTTGAGCCATCCCTTATTCTGAACCTTGTCCAGCCATTCCAGAGCGAGCGTGTTGCAATCATTGATGCCCCACTGAAATCGTCTCCGGCCTGCCATATCCAGCAACTTGATGAGTTGCGCCTCCTGTGCGGGACTCATGCGCGACCCCAAAGAATCTCTTTCGTGATCTCAGAAGAAAACTCAAAACCCTTATCGCCGGGGAAATAGATTTGCTGCTCGGAATCAGTCGTATGCCGGCCCGGTCTGCGCTCGAAATCCACCCATTGCGAAGCAGCTTCAACTGCAATCGCGCAAGTTCCATCATCAGGATTTTCTGTTATTCCAACACCGGAGATTCGACCAGAGAAGATCAGCACCGGGTCAGAGATCACAGCTTCAGAATTGTTCAGGAATGCCTTGTATAGATTGACTGTGCGGTCAATGTAGGTTTCGGACAGAAACAGGCTGACATAGGTTTGATCCACGCCGGATAAAGTGCCGGTCACAGAACTCACCTGCAATTCAGCCGTCTCTTCGATGTCACCAAAATTCAGGAAATGACCGAGGCCGGTATAGATTCGGCCAGCCCATGAGATATTGCGTGGTGCGTCTGTGATATAGGTCGGGCTTCCATCAAACACCAATTCAAGAAGATGAACCGGATGGCTTGATGCTGCGCTGATCTCGCTCAGGGTTGAGGTCGATGCACCGCGATCCATCAGATCACCTCAATCAGTTGCAGGCTGAACTCATAAAGGTTCGGTGGGCCGGCGGCGAACACTTGGGTGTCATTGACTAGAGCCACGGTGAACGGCACATCCGCAACGGTGATGGATTCATCGTCAGCCACATCTGCCAGCAATGGCGGCTCAATGGTCAAGGTGGCATTGCCAGAGCCATCCGAGGTTGCGTCTGCCGTGACCATATAGACTTTGTTGTGGCCGGAAAACTACACGAAATCACCGGCCTTTAGTGCGGTGATCGAGTTCGACCAACCATCGGTGACGATAGTGCTATCGCCGGCATCTTGATCGCCATTGACAACTGGCGTTCCGGTAGCCGTTCCCTGCGGATCGGAGACCACAGGAGGCACGAATGTGAAGGTTTCAAACTGGCCGCGCTGCGCGATGCAGAACGCATAGACCGGCGCAAACTCGCTGCGATTCATCGGTGGGAAGTTCACATCGAACGCCCAGCGATGCCCACCACGGCGACGCACCTGACGCTTGAGCGAATGCGTCTGTGATACCAGCGTCGGGGTGAAGGATGAAACCTTAATGTCTGCCGGTTCTGGCGAAGTCGGAAAAGTACCACTCATCCCATCGGCCCTCTGCGTCCGCGCTTATTGAATGCGTTTTGAACAATGCCCACGATCTGCGGCGCGCTCTTTTGAATTGCGTCCATTGTATCGCGGCTGTCCCATGATTGGATGTTGTAGTTGATCGTGATCGGGCCGCCTGCCGCTGCTGCGCTCGGCGTGACATAGCCATTGCTGCTGCCCATCGTTAGCATTTCTGGGCCATTCTCACCCACCAAGTAGCTGCGTCCTGCTCCAACCGGGCCACCCGATGCGCGAGTTCCTGATGTGCCTGTGCTTGGCGTACTGGAGAAAAGGCTTCCGAACAGATCGCCACCAATCGCGCTGAAAACATTGGACATGGCGGCGCGGATCTGGATTCGAATCAGATCAGCGACGATGGAGTTCGCAAGATCGCGGAAGTTGAGTTTCCCGGTCATAGCAAAATCAACTAGCGCATCTTCCATGCCCTTGAATGCTTTTTCAGTTGCTTTTCGGGTTGCTTCCATCGTGTCATTTAAGTTGTCACGATAATCCTGAAAACCCTTCTTTGTTCCAGCAGAGAACTCATCAAAAAAGGATGGTGCTGCTACTTGTCCCTGAATGTTGACATCAGGAAGAATCGAAATGGCCTGACCACCGCCTAGTTTTTGTTGCGCATCATAGAGTTTGTTGAGTTCTTCCTTGACCTGCTTGATCTGGAGCGCATACCCAGAAACATCCCCGCCAGACTTGCCAATGGTGTCGCTGAGTTCTTGGAATACGGATAACTTCTTCTCAAGTTCCTCGATCTGCATATTGACCTGATTCAGGCTCAGATCCTCGATCTCGCGGAAGTTGGCGATGAAATCACTCAAGCCGCGCGCGATATCGGCGATGAACTTGGTCAGGTCAACCAATACCGGACCCAACTCGACGAGAGCCGTAGTCAGGTTTGTGCTGATAACTCGGCCCATGATGTCGAATTGATTAGATACCAATTCAGCATTTTTCAGCGTGTCCTGATCCATGACGATGCCAAGTTGCTGCGCTTCTTTGCGCATCGCAAACATGGCATCACGGCCTTGGCCGAGCATCTGTACCATCGACACACCTTCGGAGTCGAATAGTTTGAACGCCAAGCGAACCCGCTGGGCCGGATCTTCGATGTTCTTGAAGGCTTCGGCGACATCACCGAGCAAGTCCTCCGCTGGGCGCAACTTACCATTGCTGTCGGTCAGTTGGATTCCGAGTTGGCGCAATGCAGCTTTTGCTTCACCAGTCCCCTCTGCGGCTTCCGCAGAACGCCGAGTGAAACGCTGCAAGGCCATGTTGAACTGCTCGGTCTTGATGCCGGATTGTGTCGCGGCATATTGCAGTTCTTGGAAGGCTTCGGCATTGATGCCGATTCGCTGCGAGAATTTTGCAGTCTGATCTGCTGCCTCGGCCATGCGTTTCGTCATACCGACAAAAGCAGTCACAGCACCAATGCTGATCGCTGCTTTCAGCATTCTCATCGACTTTTCAGTTGCGTCGATGTTCTTCTTTGCGGAGCGAAATGCGGCGGCGGTCTTATCCTCCGCCAGAATACGCATCTTGATGTCATTTGCGCTTGCCATTCTCGTCCGCCTTTACCTTGAAATATGCGATCCAGCCATTGAACTCCTCCACGGTCATCGCTTCGATCTCATCAAGCGTCTTGTGAAGGATCTCAGCGAGCGCATAGCGAGTGCGCAAGTCTGGATCGCTTTTTAGTTTCCCTCGGATTCCTCCACGCTAGGCGCAGCCGTCATCCGGTTGGCGATTCTGGTAATCACATTCGGATCGACGCGGTTCATGAGGTCGATCTTTTGGCCGATGTCGAACACCTTGTTCCCATCTGCGTCCAGTGCCTTCATGATGACCAGCCGAACCAGAAACTCCAGATCGTCATCTTTCGAGAATTTGTAGAGCGTTTTTCGCTCTGCGAGCGTGAACGGCTTGGAGTACAGGATCGTCGGATTCCCCGATTCATCCTCCCATTCCGGCACACTGATCTCGATCACTTCCTGCTTATCAAAATGCGCCTTGGCGCGTTCCAATATCGACATAATTCATCTCCGAGTTGATGTCCGAGAATCAAGTGATAGCGGCAGGCAGTCTCGGTTCTGCTCTTCGGGAATGACCCTAGCCGCTATCGACCCGGTTAGACCGTCGTCCAGCTTACAGCACCATTCGCCTCGAAGGAGAAGGTTGCCTCAACCATGCTGTCGAAGGTGCTAGAAACGCCTGCTTCGGTAATGATTGCAGACAATGTTGCGTAGGTCGCACCACTTGCAGTGCCCTCAAAATGAAGATTCAGCGTCACAGCCGCGCCCACAGTCATTGCGCCTTGGCCGGTAGCGTCGGTTTCGTCCCAGAATGCAGTCATCGAGCCGCTTGCGGAAGTCATGCCTGACTTCTTGGTGCGCGCGGTGCTGCCCATTGTGGAGTCATCAATAGTCTCAGCGGTTTCACTGAGTGAGAATTCACGGATCTCTGCGACCGTGTTGGAGCCGACCTTCACGACCCCGCCGTTGCCGGTATGATTAGCCATCATTCACCTCATCATTAGTTTCAGCCGGGATCGGCTCTGGTTTCACTTTTGCCTTCCGCTTCACGGTTGGCGGTTCATCACTCCATCCACGATTGCGCAGGTTCGCTGCTTGTTCGGGATGAACTGAAATCGGTTCTGCTGCGTTCGGATGATACATCAGCATAGTTGTCTCCTTATAACGCCGTCTCGACATCGCCCGCAGCAACGCGGTACTTGATGTCAAAAATCAGGCGGATCACGGCTACGGTTTGCTCTGGATCTGCATTTGCGTCCAGTTCAAAGCCGGTGTAGCGCACATCGCGGGTCAGGCCGCTCAGGGTGTAATCGGAAGCCATCGCTTCTTCGACCTCGACTGCGATCTGGTCGAGCGTATCCTCAACGATGGTCTTGCTGATGGCGTAGCCTTCAACGACTAGCGTCAGCACCCGGTCAGATCCACGGCTGCTGCCCATGATGCTGAGTTCGGCATCCTCATTGGTGGTGTACACCAGCAAGGCCGGCAGCTTCGGGGTCTGCATCGAGAAATATCGACCCTTAAATACATTGGTTCCGGTCGTGGTGAGGCCGGTCAGCGCAGTCGCCACTGCATCGCGGATCTGCTTGCGAACATGGCTCATTGCTGCTCGAGCCTCAATTCAGTCATGCCCTGCCCATCCTTGAACACGGACAGCACAGAATAGGTGGTCGCTGAAATGACTGCGGTGTCGCCCTCGGCTGCCGTTGCGATGTCGTTGGTGCGGCACAGAAGGCGAGGCACTTCGACTGCGAAAG